ACTTTATTCGATACCGTAATAGGCCATACTCTACGCTCCGGACCATCACTTAAGAACTGGTAATTGTTCGAGGTTCCAGCGAACACTACTCTCCGGAGATAGCTCTTAGGAAATTGCTGATATGAGGGTCTGAACTTATCCTCTGCGGAGGATATGAAGGCCTTAAAGTTATCTGCGGTTCTTCCTTGGAGGGAGTGTAGCTCCGCGAGCTCCCATAGCCAAGTTTCTGTAGAATGGATTAACTCGAGGCTATCCTTCTTAGAGATATCCAGAGGACTATCTGAGAACCAATCCTCTCCAATGAGGGTCTTAAGTCCAGTAGACTTGCCTAGCCCCTTCTCTCCGCAGAGGACTAGGAAGGTATCCATCTTGCATCCGGGCTTCATTGCTCGCGCTACCAGAGAGATAACCCACTTACTACTCATCTCCTGTATAAGTGCTTCTGAACCGGGGATAATCTGAGCTCGGAAGGCATTGCGGAAGAGATTATGGATACGAGGCTCTCCATCCCAAGCAGGGAGATGAGTTAACCAGCTCTTGATATTCTCTTGCATCTTCTGATGAGCTACGCGAAGTACTGCTCTCTTGATATCTGCGCTAGGGTATCTTATGTTATATGCTCGCTCGATATGCAATCCAATATCTTCGAGATCTGGATCCCAGAGCTCTCTCTCCTTCCAGATTACTTTATTCGAGTGATCGTTATAGCAGAGGCTCTCGTAGATTGGATCGTTCTCTAAGATGAGCGCGATATTATTTCTATTGGCATAAGGCTTGGGAGCTCGTGTTAGCTCTCCTTCTTTATTGTACTTGGCTTCGCTCTTCTGTAGCATATCCCAGGTATCGATATGGGCTTCCTCTGGAGCGTGTTTATATTCTGCTTCGAAGCCCATCTGCTTAGCGATCTTAAGCATCTTTTCCATTTGTTCTTTTGTCATTGTGCTTTCTCCTGTAATCGTTCTACTGCGTAGCTGTATTCTTTTCCGCAAGCTGCTATCGCTGAAATAATAAGAGCATGGAAGCTGGAGAGATCTCCTCCTTTAGCCTCGTTAAGTACCTCGCATAATAGCACGAGATTAGATAACCGAGGGGAATATCTCTTGGATCCATTCATACTGCTATAGCTTACTCCGGATTGCTCGGAGAGTTCTGCTCTTGTTATTGGCAGCTTCTCCAGCTGCTCTGCTAACCACTTATTAAAATACATTGTACCTCCGTATTTTTTGGTTTATTGGTTATCGTTCTTTGTTTGTTTCTCTTTCGTTCGTAGTCTACGCTCTGCATACATATTCTCATGCATAGACCGGAGGCCCCTCATAATGAGCATATTGTACTCTTCTCTGCTATCGCTCAGCACCTCGCAGATCGCTAGATAGGTATCGAGCTTGGGATATCTTCCTCCTTCTGTCATAAATCTTTTAAGTGTAGGAAGCGTTAACCCTATCCCCTTCGCTAGGGCCTTAAGGGTAATATTCTTATACTCTGCATATCTGAAGAGATGGTTACCGAATGGGGTACAGTTCATAGGCTTATGAGGTACTTTCTTATTTATCTTTTTCATACTAGATCTCCTAGAAATCCCCACCAAGAGCATTTATTAGCGCGGTTACAGTGTGGGTACCTGACCGCGTGCATTAAGTCTGGATCGATTGAGAAGTAGACCTCCTTCTCTCCGCAGGATGGGCAAGTAATATTCCGGGCTACATTGCCTTGAATACTCGCTCCGAGCTGCTGAGCGATTCCCATTCTATATTCTGGATTATGGAATAGAGCCTCCATACCTGTCTTAGCTCCAGCTCGCTTGCTCTCCCATCTCTGGTATCTTCGCTTTATTACCTCTTTTGGAATATGGGAGTAATCCAAGCGGAGGAGGCCTGCTCCCTTATGGGCCTTCGTTCTCTGCAGAGCAGAATCCGCTCTATCTGGAAGAGCATATCTATAATACATTCTAGCGCAATCCGTTAGAGCATTGCTATCCGGTTCTCCTTGTCCCACGAGCTTATCCCAGAGCTCCTTAGCTGCCTTCGCTGCTCGCTTCCAGTCAGTAGCTGGAATAGGCTCCTCGAGGGGAAGAACTATTCTCCACTTCTCTATCTCTGCATTATTGGAGTAGCTGGTATGGGCTATATAATGGTACTCCTGGAAGGCATGATGCCAAGCAAAATTTGTACCATCATCTAGATCGAATACTAAGCAGGAGATCTCTACCGCGTGAGCTCCGCAGCGAGTACCAGCGAAGATAGTAGGACTCCAGAGAGGGAGAGAGCCCTTTTCTCTCACCTTATAAGGAACCGCAGGAAGCATTAAGGCCTTCGCGAGCTTCCGCAGATCTAGCTCCGCTTCTACTGGTACCCTCTCGAACTTGCTAGAGAAGGTGCTTATCTTAAAAGTTTTCTCCATCTCTCCTCCTAGAATAGCTTGCTTTGTCTAGAGTGCTCGGTATACCGGGCTAGCGTTCTCTCGAAGTACTCCGCATCGATCTCCCAAGCATCTAGATCGAATCCCAGATCGTAGCAAGCGCAAGCGATGGAACCGCTCCCAAGATGAGTATCGAGTATCCGATCTCCTTCCTTAGCGAACTTCTGCAGCTGCCATTTATAAAGCTCGATAGGCTTCTGAGTAGGATGGATTTTACCTCCCCTTCGGTTATCGAACTTGAATAGAGGAGCAGGCTTATTAAAAGAAGTCCAGCCCATCTCCCATCCTGAGAAGTTCTCCCAGGGCTGCACCTTATCCCAAGCAATTACGCAGCGAGTAGGAGGTAGATCGAAGTAGTTTCCACCCCATACGATTTGCTCTTTACTTACTCGGAAGAGCTGCTCGAAGTACTCCGCAGAAGGTGCAGTATCCCATCTCTTAATCTTGGTATCTCGATTAAGGGCTCTTTTCTTAAGCTTACCGGATCCTTGAAAAGCAGAAGCAGTATCTATTCCATACGGAGGATCTACTATTGCTAGATCGTATTGGTTATCCTCCATCTCTCGCATAGCAGCTAGAGAGCATCCGAGCTGGAGATTTATAATTGGATCCTTACGCATCTTCGCTCCTCCATTGGTAGATAGAGAATAGAGTATGGGCTTCTTCCATCTCTCCTGCGTAGTAATCTTCGCAGAGGATAGAGCATACCCGGTTATCATCTATCCAGATCTCGCTCTGGGTAATGATATCGAGTACCATCTTCAGCAGATTATCGAGATCGGGCTTCTTAGGCCTCCATATTCTACCATGAGGGAGAGGGCCCTTAACTCGGGTTAAGCTCTTCGTTCTAGGATGGATAAAAGAGATCTGGATCTTAAATACTCCATCGAGGGGAATCCAGTCCTCTCCCTTCGCAGCTGTTAGATGCTTAATCTGCTCGTTCTTATAGGTTCTCGAGGTCTGAGCAGTATAGGCTCTTCCTGTCTTAGTAAAACGAGGCCTCCCCATTGCTACGGGAGGGCCTTGCAAGATTCCTTGATATGATAACTTCCACATTATACCCTCTCCATCTCTATCATCTTCGAGAGCTTCGTATACTTGGCTTCCCAATCCTCCGGATATACCATCTCGCAGAATCGAACCAGAGCAGCTACAGAAGGAACCGTATCTCCTGCTATCCACTTGCTAACCGCGTTCTCTGTTACCTCGCAGAAAGAAGCAATATCTCCCACCGAGTAATCGCTAGCGAGTATGGAAGCTCGAAGCAATCTAGAGAACTGTGGAGATTTGATAGCGCAATACTTAGCGCGAGCCCAGGCCTTAGCCTCCTCGGAGCTCCACTCGAATACCTCACGCTTAAGAACTAGTCCGTTAATCTTAACAGTAGCTTCCCATACCCAAGAGCAGTAGATAGGGCTCCAGATCTTACAGAGCTCTCCGATCTCACGTACTCCGCTTAACATGGCAGTATCATCTAATACAATAGGATTAGCTGGGGTTCTGCTATTGCTCATCTTACGGAGCTTAACTCTCCCGTTATCCTTGACATATTGTCTGCGGTGCTTATTCATTGTTATCTCCTTTTGTGATTGTGTATTGTACTTCGATTCCGCATTCTAGGATCTCTATACTATCAATACCGCTGCATGAGCTCGCGAGCTCTTCTAATGTTTCTAAGCTGTAAGGGTACCATCTGCTTAAGCCCCCTCTCCAGTGAACGATAATAATCTTAGTCATCTTATACCCCCATCGCTAAGCAGAGAATCGCGTAAGCAGCTGGGATAGCGAACATACCCACCGCTACTAGGAAATAGGCTAGAATAGTATCTTTTGTGTATTGGTTCATTGTTTGTACCTCTAGTGAATGGGGAGGAAGCCCTCCCCGGATTGATTGATTATTTACGTTTACTTTCTTCGATTGCTTCGATAACATCTAGGAGCATATCTACCGCTTCCTCTCCGTTTCTCAGTTCATATTCATGATAGAGATATGCTTTAACCATTCGCTCTTCTTGTGTGTACTTATCCCAAGGTTTGGCCATATCCTTAAGAACTGCAATTATCATGTCATTACTCATTTTTGAGATTCTGTTAGTTAATCTTTTTTGTGCTTCTTGCTTAGTCATTTTATGTACCTCTTGTTTGTTATCCCTTATTGGATATACTTAACTATAACATAGTTTTCTATATTGTGTAAAGAAAATATACATTTTTTACTATATTTTTGTGGTATATTGCTTCCGTATCGGAGGCTACGATATGAAAACTACACAAGAAAGATTAAGAGAGAGCGATCTGCTCTGGTTTAAGTACGTAGTACCTACGCTTCGAGATAGGTTCCCCGGTGCATGGGTTACCGAGATTGGAACCGATAGAGATATGAAAGCTGGAATCGATTACACCTATACCGAAGATGGGAAGGAGCTAACCGTATCCGCTCGATTATGGAAGTCTAGACCCTGTCAGCACTTCGCTCTACGCTGGAAGAGAACCATCTATCCGGACATGGGCCTCGAGATTGCATCTCGATTGGAAGCTATAAAGAACGGAGGAGAGATATCCGATCTCACTATGGAGGGCTTCCTGTACTCCGGTAGACTATGGATAGCTATTATCGATACTCGTAGGCTCTACACTGCTATAGATGGTATGATACCTCTCTTGAGCGAGTTCTACGTAGAGAATACGAGCTCGCAGGATCGAACCATATTTAAGAGGGCTCCCTTCGATCTCTTCGAGGATGGAGAGATAGAGAAGCTTATCCTACCCTTACGAACCGAGCCTTAATCTCATCTACGATCTTGAAGATATGCTCTATCTTAGTTTCTAGCATCGTTACTTTTTTATCCAGATCGTTTATCTCCGATACCAGCTCTCTCCGGATAGTATCCTCTCGAGCCTGCATATCTGCTATAACCTTATCATAACGCTCTCGGAGCTCCTTCTCTCGGAGATCCTGCTTCTCTTCTCTCGCATCTGCTCTATCTTTGAGCTCTTTATTCTGCATATAGAGAAATAGACCGAAAGCTATATTAGCTCCACCGTTAAGCATTAAATGAATAAGGTTCTCTTCCATTACATACTCCAGGAGATAATCCCAGAGGCTATAGCAGCTGCTATCGTTCTAAGGGATTCCATCGTTAAAAGATCTCTATGGGTATCCATGAATAGAGGCTCGCAGCAGATCGCGATAGGGGCTCCAATCCCTCGTATCGTATACCACGCGTTCTTAGTCCAATCCTCGGAGGTGCAAGGCTTGGGTAAGCATCGAGTAAGACCCGGAAGAGCTGCCTCTCGCATCTTATCGCAGATCTCAGAAGCTAGAGAGGCTCCGCTCGCGCTCCCCATATGGAAGAAGCTAGAGTAATCTCCTCCTCCGCTATTGAGATGGAGGGAGAGATAGACCTGCTTCTCACCTTGGAACCGCTTGGAGTACTCGTTTACTCGCTTATGCCTATCTGGATACTTCCCATCCGAGATAGGAAGAACCTTAACTCCATTCTCGAGCAGCTTCTCTTCTATCATGAGAGAGAGGTATCCAGTATACAGAGCTTCCATACCGAGCCCGAAAGAAGGAGCAGGCATTACAGTAGCTCCTCTATCTTCTGGTTTATCTGGTTTTCCTGCGTGCTGTCTATCTATGAATACTATCATAATGCTACTATACTCCGATTTATATAGAAAGATGGGAAAGATTACTTTCGGATGCTTACGAGGGGGTTATCCTCGATATGGAGTACGTATCTCCAGCGATTATCGCTCCAGCTCTTACTAACGATCTGACATTTGTGATCCGTTAATCCGACCCTCTCGGAAGTAATAGATACAATATCTCCGAGATCTAGATATCCATACTTCGGAGCAGCTGAGATCTCGATAGCGTAGTTCCCCAGAGCATGAGCTCTAATCTTATCTCTAGCTATCCGGATAGCAGTCTGGAGATCGTAAACGAAGGGAGCCTCTATTACCTTCTCTCTCAATCCGTACCGGGTATAACTGATATAAGCGAGGGGATCTCTGTATTTAAGAGGTTCATCTTCTACCAGTAGGGGATCGATAACGATCTGGGATCTATATGCTCCGCTCATACCTGCATAAGCGAACCGGATAGTTATTTTATTGATAATCTCACCTTCGAGAGGTGTAAGGGGAGAGATAATCTCTAGCTCTCCGCTCTCTATTAGATGATGAGAGGGGATAATCTCCTGCGAGTAAGTATAAAGATTAAGAGCAACCTTAATACCCTTCCCTCCGGTTACTACCATAATAGGAAGCAGGCTCCAGATATTATCCTCAATCCAATCTAGAGCGGATACATCTAGATCATTAACGTAGCCTCCGAACCTATATTGCTCTAATACCGGAGATAATCCGCTCCAGCTTGAGTAATCGAAGAAAAGATCTGTTTTCTCTAATACATAGAGAGAAAGATCTACAGCTGTACCGAGAGCGTTATTACCATTAATGGAAGGGAGCCCTCCCTTAGAATTACCCCAGCTAGCGTAATAGTTAAAAGCTGCCTCTGGGCTACTCCCGGAGAACTGATCGTACTGGGTATTAGTTCCCTCTGGGCTTCCTACGATTAGATAGAATGGAACATAAGCATGAGTGAAGCCCTTGGAATCAATTGCAATCTCTACTGGGTTCGTAACCGAGCCTCCTTCTCCATCGAAGATCTTAATAAGAGATACTCCGGGTTGCATTACAGGATGGTAAGCTACTTGATAATATACAGTTAAGCCCGTAGTAGTTCCTCCTGCTTGATAGCATGGAGTAACTCGGAGATCTGTATCTATTACGATGCTTCCAGCTTGCTCTCTAGGGCTCTGTCCTAGCTCTCCGAATACGAAGGGTACCACCTTTCCTTTACTCTTATCAAGTACTGGAACCAAGTAGTTATCCTCGATAATCACGTGCTCAGGCCCTAGTAGCTTAACATCTCTAACATTAACCGAGTTCTCTATAGTGAATGAGATAGTACCCTTAGGAGCATCCGGAGCTCCGAAGATCGCATCTAGAGCTCTTCCAGTAAAGATGCCTATTCTATCCTGCTGAGTAAAGCTCGTGGATCCTTCGCTTACGATTACCATAGAAAGAGAGCAGAGAGCATCGTTAAGGGTTCTCCCCTTGAGGAACTCCGATACCCAATCCACCTCCTCGAAGATGAGCTCTAAGGAGATGGTATTAGCCTCGAGATCTACTCCGAGGAGATCGCTCTGCAGGTTCACCGGAGGATCTTCCAGGGCTCCTCGATATGGGATAACTGTATTCTCTGTAATATCCTGTATATCGATAGGTATTGTGGAAAAACGGTATATCGCTCCATAATACTCGATATCTAAGAGGAAGCATATATCTCCCTCTTGTATCTCGCTCCTCTTAATCGTATCCATTACTCTATCTCCTCAAGGTTTACAGTAGCTACTCGGAACATCTCCGATACCATCTCCTCACCTATAACGCTCTCTACGGATACTTCTCCAGTAGTTCTAGCGAGCATATGCTGAGCTCTGCGGTTCATTATAATCTCGTTCTCTCCATCGAGCCCTTGCTGATATTGATCTACATCGATTGAAGGAAGATATACGAGGGGCTCTCGGTTGCTGAGATAACGGAATATTCCATTCATAAGATACGGATCTCCATAGTTCGCTACGGGCTGGGCTCCGGATGCTGTAGAGATTTGCCAGTAGTCCGGATTGAGCTCATATAAGCGCGTAGTATCAATAGGCTCTGTCCAAGCGATAGAAGCAGTTCTCCTTCCGTTGCTCATCTTACGAGAGAAAAACATACCATCGAGAGTGCTCTGGGCTTGGATATTCGGAGTATAGGTTATCGTTCTCCCTCTCTGGTACTGCGGAGCTGGGAAGGCTACCGAGCCCATCATAAGCGAGCCCATCTGGAAGTAGCCTTCGAGGGTATCTTGAGCAGGGATCTCTAGGGCTATCGCGTACTGTCCTAGATTTACTCCATCGAGCCTGCTCTTAAGTACTGTAATACTATCGGGTATTAATCGAATAGTTCCGGAGGCTGGAATAGTGCTAGGGTCTGTAAGCTTCGTATCGTACTGGAGAACGGCCTGCTTAACTCCGCTGCTGTTAGTCCAGATTCCCTCGCTATTATTACGGAGCTTAACGATCTTCGTAGTTCCTCCGCTCGAGAGCTGAGCTCTCCATCCGATAGCCTCTCCATAATGGAGTAGAAACTTAACAGCTGTATCGTTAGAGATAAGGGTATTCCCCTTCTTAATATACGTACCGCTTAAGCCTGCGCTCGCATCTCCTCGAAAGAACGTATCCCAAGAGGAACCGCTCCAGATCTTGAGATCGAAGGTACGGAAGTTTATATTAGAGAGATGCACTCCGATAACATCCGAGAGCCCTAAGCTCTTCTCTGTATCCGCTACATCTGGATCTAAGAAGAGAGGGATCCGCTCCAGTACGTTATCCGCGCTGCTTCTCCAGGCTACTCTCGGAGATAAGCTTATCTTATGGAATACGTTATCTATCGGGTAATCGTACCGAGGAGAGATCTTATACTCATCCTCTCCGCGAGCTGGAGCATCCTTTGCGGTGATTGCTAGCCCTTGGTCTATATACTGATACTCTCCAAGCGGAGGATACTTAGCACCTCGTAGATCGAAGTTAAAGAGCCCAGCTTGCTCTCCAGAGGTAATGCTTACCTCCTGCCAATGAGAGCGATAAGTAAGCACTCCAGAGAAGGCAAGATGCCCCCACTCCAATCGATTACCGGGCCCGGTTGCTGATTTGGTGATACTCGAGATCTCTTGGAGGTTCCATTTTTTAGCCTGCGCTCCATCTGCTGTTCTGTAGTAGATCTTCGCAGAGGTATCCGTAAGGCCTATTACTATCTCTGTGGATTCTGTCATATCATGAGAGATGGTAGCCTTAACTCCTGCGCTATCTCGTACTTGGATCGTAGTAGTAGAGAACCGCAGTATTAACTCGGTACTGTTTGTACTATCATCTTGAGTAACTCGGAAGGCTATAAAGTTCTGGGCTACACTTGTATTTTGATCTACTTGGAGCCTTAATCGGATTACTTGCCCCTCATCGAAATAGCCTCCGGTATGAGAATAACGATAGTATCGAGTATTCCCAGAGGTAGAAAGATCTAGCCCCTCGTTATCGAGAGTCTGAGAACCAGCTCCGATCGTTGTATATTGTCCAGAGGTAGCAGGAAGCATAACTGGAATATAAGTGCTCTCCCATACTAGGTACTCGTACCAATCCGGATTATCAGATCTCGCAGGATATGAGAAGCTGGAGTAGCCTCCGAGAGCTAGGTACCATACGCTATTCGTATTATGGGCTATAATCTTGGCTCTCCCCTCGTGTAGGCAGCTGCTAAGATTCTGTACTCGGTTAGCATTGCTATCGTAATCTAAGATATATCCATTCGTTACCGCAGAGCCTCCTCCGGAAGCATATCTCCAAGAGGTTCCCATATCATCAGAATAGAAAGCAATTAATCTTCCTCTTCCGTACTCTTGAGCTACTGCCCATATAATCCCATCTTGATACCAGCAAGTAGTATTCCCTCCGCTCATCACGTTGCTAGTAATATTGGAGAAAGTAGTACCCACTGCTATAGTATTCTCCTTAGCAGCTGTCCAGTAAGTACTCGATAAGCGGATACCGGGATTGGGTATCTTAGTAAAACTAAGCTCCGAGCTATCCGAGATATAAACTACTCCGATCGTACCATCTGGAAGGGCTACGGGGCTGGGCTCGTGGAAGTATCCATCGACACTATCTGAGATGCTATCCACTAGGAGAAAAGTAGTACCCCCATCTCTCGATACGTATTGAGCTAAGCGGTTCGTATTGGAGGTTTCTAGCTCAATAAAGAGAACTACGGTATTATCTACCGTTACGAGCTTCATCTTCTTAGGTTCATAGGTTCCAGAGGAGATGCTATCTACTAGACCTCGAGAGGATACCCGAGCCCATGTATCCCCATCATCTAGAGATCTGTATACGTTAAGATTAATAGCATTCTCGCTGGTATACTGGAAGAAAGCTACCAGAAGGCTACCATCTTGTAATCGAGTAATCGTAGGGAGCCCATCCGAGGAGAAAGTTCCAGGCTGGGAAGCGAAGGTTTTTTTAAAAGTAATGGTTCCGTTCTGCTCTTGTTTATAGAGATCGATAGTATGAACATTACTAAGATTATCTCTCTCTGTGATTACCCACATAGAACCATCTAGAGAGCTTACGCAATCAGAATATAAATACCGAGCAGAGCTAGCACTCGCGGAATATCTCCAGTACCCAGCCTCCGTAAGGATATGGGCTGCATCCTGTCCAAGCTCTGTGCTATCCTCTCCGCTCCACTTGAAGCGAGCCTCTCCAGGGAGCCCTCCTTGGATGGTTTCTACTGTGATCTCTTCCGCTTGAGTACCGATTGAGGAGAGAGTAAGGTTAACTCCATCGCTCTGCGCTTCCGGTACTCCTGCTCTCGCGTTCGCTTGGGTAAATTGAGATTGAGCATCCCAGAGGCTCTCCTTCGATATGGAGATGCTAGGGATAAGGAAGCCCCTTAAGTAATCTGGAGTAATATTTGCCATCTTAATAACCTCTTATGCCTACTTGCTTAGTTTTTTGTATTCCTAGATCCTTCGCGAACCTTCCGAAATGTTTAAAGGGTTGAATTACTACAGTCTGAGAAGATCCGGAGCCTCCTTGCTGGAGATTGCGTACTCCCTGCTCTCCTCCCATCCTGCGTACAGTAGCCCTATCTAGAATAGCCTCTCCGCGCAATACTCGAGCATTAGCTTCATCTGGAGCGATCCCTCCCATATGGAATTGCAATTGCGGTATCGGTTGCGAGGCTACGAGGGCTGCTTGAGTTGCTCCCGTTGCTACTGCCATACCTGCTAGAATAGGCCCTAGAGGTAGCCCATAGGTTAGAGCTTTCGTTACCCCTTCTGCGGTATTCATTGTAATCTCTGCGATACTTGCTGCTTTCTCGAGCTTAAAAAGAGCGATTGCCATATGAGCACGTTTTTCCAGCTGCTTACGCTCCTTCGCGGATAACTGCTCGAGCATCTCTGCTTTTTTCTGAGATGCTTCTACATCAATCCCTCGAGATTCCAGCTTGAGATCGTTTAACTGCTGGAGCCCGGAGATCATCTCTGAGAAGCC